TCATTCGTTTTTATCTTCTACATTATCATTTGTGGCTCTTACTTCATTGAGAGCGTCAGCAAGCTTCCTGTCTTTTCCTGGATACAAATGAGCATAAACTTTCCAGGTTGTTTCCGGCGATTCATGGCCGAGCCGGTCCGAAATCTCTTTGATGGAAAATTTCATATCGATCAGCATACTTGCATGGGAGTGGCGGAGATCGTGGATTCTGATTTCCGGAAGACCAGATCTGGCAGTTGCCCGTTTAAACTCTGACCGCATTCCGGACTTCTGGAAGTAGAAGATACGTTCATCAGGTTCAATGGCCATACTGGCAACATAGTCCTGAAGCTCTTTGTACAGTGATTGAGGAATGTTTACGACACGCTTGCTCTTTTCGGTTTTTGGCGTCTGGAAGTATTGTTCGCCTTTTATCACCACAAAATTCTTATTAATGGATACGGAGCAGTCCGGCAGGATATCCGCCGGAGTAATGGCCAGAACCTCTGCAGACCGAAGCCCACCATAGAACATGAGGCTGAATGCCATCCGGTATGCGCTTTTCTTTTCAAATGTCAGGAAGTAATCGAACTGTTCTCTTGTCCAGATGTTCATTTCATCTGCACTGCTTTTCCCGATCGCACCGGCCGCAAGGCACGGGTTACTCCGTAGCTTATAGTATTTGACGGCATAATTCATGATAGCGGACAGCTGATTATTGATAGTCTTCAGATACGTCTGAGAATAGGGATTGCCTTTTTCATCCCTATAATTAATCATGGCATCTTGCCATCGATGGATCACGATCGGAGTAATGTCACCGATCTTCATATCTTTAAAGAATGGCAGCAGTTTCATATCAATCAGATATTGTTTATTTTCCAGAGTGGTCAGCTTCAGCCGGGAGCTGCAGTCCGACATATAATTCTTGATCAGAGCAGAAAACAGGATATCTGGATCCTTGGCTCCCTGGGCCAGAAAGTCACGTTCCCATTCTACAGCCTCTTTTTTGGTAGAGAAACCTCTTTTGCATTTATGTTGGCGCTTGCCAAGCCAATCTTCATAGTAAAAATTGGCATACCATTTTGTCTTTCCATCTTTGGTGAAATACTTATAAGCCGGCATCTGAATCCTCCATTATTAAACAAATGTGTCAAACAAATGTAATCAACAAATGTTTGACAAAAATGTTGAATATAGATATAATGTACTTAACAAGAGAGCCGTTGGTCAGCGTACACCTGACCGCCGGATAAAACAATAGCTAAAAATAGCGCCTTATCTTACCAGGACGAGGGCGCTATTTTTTATGCATTAAATTGATAACAAGAGTTACAACTGCACAAAGCATAATTACAAAAGTAAATAAATCACCATATGTAACCATCAGCACCAGCCTCCTTTCACCAAAGTGTCCGGCGGCTGACATAACACCCCAACGGTTCCCCAGTTAAATATACTATTCTGTTTTTTCTTCTTCCATCTTCTCCATCATTCCCAAAAAGATACGTTTTCCCTTCTTGGATAACTGACGGTACCGCAGGATGATATCCTGTTCGTCTTCTGAAGCAATGGCACAGCTGTATTCAGAATTACCCACAAGGTAATCCATAGAGGTGTCGAGGGCTTTTGACAGGCTTGCAGTGGCATCTATTCCAGGAACAGTCTTTCCGGCCAGAATGTCACAGCAGGTTTCCTCTGTCAGCGTTGATTTTTTGATCAGGTCCGGAAGGCTCATCTGCAACTGAACCAAACGGGCTTTTATTCTTGTCTGCACTGCGGAAACTTCTTTCGGATCCGCAACAGCATATCTTGAAGTAGTCCGGCCAAGAATGTAATCTGCTGGCACACCGAAGCATGCAGCACTGCGATTAACAAATTCTGTTGATGGGAAAGAGTATCCTCTTTCGACATTCGATACTACTTGAGCAGAAAAACCTATTGCTTTTCCAAACTCGGATTGCCGCAGATCAGCCTCAGCCCGCAATTCTTTTATTCGTTCACCAATTGTCATAAATATTCCCCATCTTATCAATAAACTATTACACGATAGAGAGACTTTATCTACGCTTCTTTTTAAATTGTATTATATTGATTATACCAAGAAGAATACAAAAGCCACCAATACACCATAAGATCGGACCGCCGCCAGTTACTTCATTGACAAAGCTACCTACAGATATTGCAGCAACGCCAATGATTATTAAAATGGATCCAATAAATAGGAAGGCTCCTGGAGAAACAACAGAAGAATTTTGTTTTGAACTTTTTCCAGAAGAAGGATGGTTTTTATTAGAAACATGTTGCGTATATGAAACACCTGTGCCAGGAACGGAAATCCTGGTATTGACACCGGATTTGGAATTAACAGAAACGCCGCCATGTTTTCCACCAACACTGACTCCTACGCTTTTCTTTCCTACATTAAGTTTTACACCAGGAGCGACTTTGATGCTTTTTCTAACTCGTAGACCCATATATTACCTTCCTTTCCTGCTTCGGTACCACTCGAAGCTTATTATTTTGCTTTCTTAAGAGGTTCGGCAGTATCTTCTTCCTGTCGTTTTAAACATTTTATGTACCCCTTCAATTCACCTCGAAATTCCAACTGCGCATCATGCGGAAGTTGGTGAATCAATGCTAACCATTCGGAGTCCTCAGAGAGAATGTTTTGCTTTGAGTTTCTTTCTTTGCCCGTAAGTAAATAGTCGCTAGACACGCCTAAAAATTCACAAATTGGGATTATCATTTTTGCGGGCGGATCAGTCCCTCGGTTCTTCCAGTTGGTCATAGTGCTTGTGTTTATTCCGATAGCCCGACATAAATCAGTGGCTGTCAAAGACTTTTCTTCAAGCAGTGATAAAATACGCTGAGTGATCATACAATTCTCCAAAATCCCAAAATGTGAAAAATACAGTTGACAAATTCACAAATTGGGATTAATATTAAAAATGTAATAAACAAATGTTTAATGCAAAACAAAAAAAAGAGAGAGTTACATCGATAAATCGGAGAGCAATGCTTTATTGTTTTCTTCAATCATGGCCGCCACAGCAATGATAAGAGCCTCAGCAGATGCTTCCGACATAACAGTGTTTCCGGCAGGAATACCGTTTCTTAATAATTCAGAAAGAATCCGGCGGTTTTCGTCACCATAACGTTTAAGCCCAATTCTTCTGAGATTATCAATCCAATTATCCATGATAACTCCTTTCTGATTATTTTAATGCAATCGCAAACAAATGTAAACAACAAATGTAATAAACATTTGTTGAAAACGGAGGTGATATTTTGAAGCGAAAACTGTCTCCATGGTGCAAAGAAGTAAAGAAAACCCTAATTGACAGAGATATGTCTGTCACGGAATTATGCGGTGAAGTTGGGATGTGCAGGAACTATGTGACAACCACCATAAATGGAAGAATGTATGCACCTGCACTTGCTGAAAAAATCAGCAAGGCTCTGGATATCGATACAGAGTACACAATCTAATTACCATAACTTGATTATACAGCTTATAGAAGGAGAGAAAAATGTCGAAATTTGCTACGAAAGCAGCGGCTAATATGTTTTGCCAGGCACGATATGAGGCGGCAAAGTCAAATGAGCGTCTGAGCAGTAGAGAAGGAGCTGCGGAAGAAATAGGAATTGATCGTACAAGGTTAGCCAGAATCGAACTTGGGAGCACGATACCATATCAGGAAGAAGTTCTTCTGATGGCTGACTGCTATAAGGCGCCGGAGTTGAAAGGAAACTATTGCAGTCAGATGTGCCCGCTTGGAAAGAATATGCCAAAGATCGAGAATGCAGGGCTGGATAGAATCAGCCTGAGAATGCTTTCTTCTTTCAAGAAGATAAACGAGGCAAAGGAATCGCTTCTTGATATAACGGCAGACGGAATTATCTCAGAAGAGGAAAAACCGGAGCTGAAAAAGATCATTCAGACATTGGATGAAGTGAACGAGATCACACAGAATCTGAAAAATTGGATTGAGAGAAATCTGGAATGAGGTGCTTGGTATGGAAAATACAAACGGTGTAATCAAAAAGCTTACATCTGCGGAACGTTCTTACTATACAGCCGCTGAGGTCAGAGAAATGATGGGTGTGAGCAGGGATACGGCATATCGCATGATACGCTCTCTTAGATCGGACCTGATAGCTGATGGACAGCTTGCCAAGGGATATCCGTCAGGGAAAATCCCAAAAAAGGCATTTAACAAATTATACATGATTGAATGAAAGGAGTGGATACGATGGCTTTTTATAGAATCTGCCCGGATTGCGGAGCGTATCTGGATCCGGGAGAACAGTGCAGTTGCCATGAAGAACGCCTGATCGAAATGGAAAGAAAAGAAAAAGCAACTGCATTTGTTGAAAAGATGATGAAAGAAGAAAAAAATGGCCAGCTTCGCCTGGCAGTATAGGAGGGAAAGATGCTGACAGCAAAAGATCTTGAAAAATATCATCAGGCCGCAGAGCGGATCCTGAACGCAATGGACAACAGCCCGGTGCCGATCAGCTGGCACGAAATGGACAGAATGGCATTGCAGAGCGTTATCGCAAAGGAATTGATTCTCATTGACAAGGAGGCAAGGAAATGAATGTATGCAAGGTGCCGGATATGTGCAAAGACATGGAATATAAGTATATCACAGAAGATTCCAAAACAAGGGTATATCTGTCCGTGGTGCGAGAATTCAATGAGGCAGAATATGAGAAATACTACATCCGCAAAAAGAAAGAGAAAGTGAGAAAGAGAATCCTTTTTATTGCAAGAGCTTTGAAGTATGCACTTCCAGTCCTGGCAAGCACGATTCTTTACAATATGCTTTCAAATAAGCTTTATCTCGAAAGAGGAAGCCATGAAATTGGCTCAGAAATAGTTTTTGTTGGAATATTCGGCATCGCACTGTTTTGGTTTCTGAATTGGTTTATAGGAGGTGATGAACATTAAAAAGGTCTTGGATAATAAGGGGAAAGCGGAGTGTAGACGGCACCCACGATCCTATCCAAGACCAGTCAGAACTTTTAAAAACAGGTTATCGACCCTTTGTTTTTAAAGTCATCGTCATTTTATCACAAAAATAGGAGGTTATCAAGTAGATGAAAGAGGTTTTAGGAAGCTTGCCGGAAGTTATCACGGCATACAAAAATTACAATCTGCTGGTTCCCACAGCAACGGACGTGCAGCTCAATCCATTCTACAAATTCCATGTAGAAGAGGTCCCGGTTGATCTGGGCGAAACCAGCGGAGACATTTTCAAGGTTGGCTCAGTTAAGACTGGGAAGCAGGATGAGAGAGGAAAGGATATCTGGGAAGATGTGTTTTCCTTATCTAAGCCATTACTCAACAAAATGGCTATGGCGGCCGGTATACAGTTCAATCCCAAGGAAACATATGGTGAACGCATTGACAGGGTCACATACCGGGCACAGGCTCAGGGAGCCATGCGCAAGGCTGACGGAACAGCCAGAACAGAAACCGACCAGAAAGTGATCTGCCTGGAGGATGAAGAAGAGAAGTATCGCATTGAGTTTGCGGATAAAGCTGCAAAAGGCATAACTGATGAAAAACAGGCACAGGCAGCTGCGGAAATCTTTTCTGGACAATGGGTGGAATCCAAGAACAAATGGGGGAAGAAATGTCAGGCGTTTGTGGTTGCGAAAGAAGACAGAGACAGATACATCGATCGCTCTGTTATGGTAAACATGGCATTGCTGAAAAAGACCTGGGCCGAAAAAGCTATGACCGGTGCGAAGCTTCGTGTAATAAGAGCTCTGCTTGGTGTAAAAGGCACATACACAAAGGCAGAACTGCAGAAGAATTTCGCTATCCCAACAGTTATTTTTTCACCTGATTTCTCGGATCCACAGGTCAGACAGGCGATGCTGACACAAGGCATGAACTCTGTGAACAATATGTTTGGTACACCACAGATAGCAGTTAAGAACGTGGATTTCGAATCTGAAAGCACGGTATTTACTCAGGACGATTTGGATAATCCAGCATATGCTTCGGATACAGAAAGCGAAGATGATTATCCACCAATGCAGGAACCGGATATTGCTCCCGAACCGGAGTCAGAACCAGAGCCGGACCGATCAATGGATTTTCAGTGCTCCAGATGCGGTGAAGTCATAAATGAAAGAGTTTATGAATATTCAATCAATAAATTTGGAGAGCCACTTTGCATTAAATGCCAGAGAGGAGGCGGACGCAGATGAAAATAATAAAGGTATCAACAGAATTGGAAATGTCCGTACATGAATTTCCGGAAGGGACTATGAGAGAACAGAACAAAGCTCTGTATGATCTGATCGGGAACGGGTGCGACATAGTTGAGCATGTAATGCCGAAGAGATTATACACAGAACTGAAAATGCCATCTACTCCTGTTAAAGAACCAGGGAAGTGTGTGAGCATGCTGATTGACGAAGAGGGAAGATTGAAGCCGAACAAAGCAAATTTGATCGGAAGTTATCTTTACGAATTTGATAAACACGGATGCCCCATTGTTGGAAATATTCTCTTTATCGGAGAAAAGATGGGAGATGATGGCGTTGAATTCTGCGGAATTAGCGAGGAGAACTTTTCGCTTTTAGAAACGGAATTGAAGAACATGATCACAGCGATGAAAGCAACAGTAAAGGAGATGAGCAAATGAAAATACTTCATACTGCCGACTGGCATATCGGCCAGTTTAAAGGACCTGTAGTGGACGGAGTAAATCTCCGTTTGCAGGACACAGTAAAATGTCTTGAATATATGGTTGAGGTAGCCCAGAAAGAGAAACCGGACATTGTTTGCATTTCTGGTGATATCTTCCACCAGGAGCAGATTGGTCCGGTACGGTACTCGGACGAAATGATTATTGCAACAGATACGATCACAAAATTGGCTGACATTGCGAAAGGGGTGATCGTAATGAGAGGAACGCCGAATCATGATGGAAGCGGACAGTTCAGAGTTTTGGATAGAATGTTTGTGAAAACTAGTCATGTGCATATAATAACAGCTCCAACTGTCCTTCACACACCATATACAGACATTGCCTGCATACCGGGATTTGACAAACAGGAGTTCAGAGCAAAATTCCCTGGTTTATCTGCAGACGAAGAAAATCTT